ATAGCACTTGTACCACTTGCTCCATCTATACCTGAGGTTCCGGCTGAACCACTAGTTCCACTTACACCTGAAGCTGCACTAGCTCCTGAAGTACCTGGGAGTCCTGATGTACCTGAAGTACCTGCCGTACCTGATGTATTTCCTTCTCCATTATTTCCTGCAGTACCTGTTGAACCTGATGTTCCTGAAGTACCTGAAGATCCTGATCCTCCATCTATACCTGAAGTACCTGAAGATCCTGTTGTACCTGAAACGGCTGATGCTCCTGATGCTCCTGCTGTACCTGAAGAGCCGGTTGTTCCTGAAGTTCCTGATGAACCTGTTAACCCTGAAGTGCCGCTTGTACCTGAAGTACCACTTGTACCACTTGCTCCATCTATACCACTAGTACCTGCTGAACCAGAAGTTCCAGAAACTGCACTTGCTCCATTATCTCCTTGGGTTCCTGATGAACCTGTTGAACCTGAAGTACCTGATGAACCTGTTAATCCTGAAGTGCCGCTTGTACCTGAAGTACCACTTGTACCTGCAGTACCACTATCTCCATCTATTCCTGATGTTCCTGATGAACCTGAAGTACCACTTATACCTGAAGCTCCACTATCGCCTGAAGTACCACTCGAACCTGTTGTTCCTGAGGTGCCTGATGTGCCTGAAGTACCTGAGGTACCTGCTAAACCACTTGTACCACTTGCTCCTGTACCACTTGTACCAGTTGAGCCTGATGTACCTGAAGTACCATTAGCCCCTGAAGTAGCATTAATTCCTGATGTACCTGAAGTACCTGAAGATCCTGCTGTACCTGAAGATCCTGCTGTACCTGATGTGCCTGAAATTCCTGAGGTACCACTTACACCTGTACCACTTGTACCAGTTGATCCTGAAGTACCTGAAGTACCGCCTTGACCTGAGGTTCCTGAAAATCCTATAGTTCCTGAAGTACCGGTTGTACCTGAAGTTCCTGACGTACCTGAAGTTCCAGATGTACCAGCTTTCCCTGATGTACCACTATCACTTCTACCGCTTGATCCTACGGAGCCACTTGAACCACTTGTACCTGATTTTCCTGATGTACCAAGTGAACCTGAATTACCAGCGGATCCTTCAGTACCAGAAGTGCCTGAAGTGCCATCTAAACCACTTTGTCCAGATTGACCATTTGAACCAAAAGTACCATTTGTACCTGATTTTCCAGAAGTACCTGATGAACCTGTTAAACCTGAAGTACCATTTATACCTGAAGATCCATTTTCTCCTGATGTACCTGATAAACCAGAAGTACCACTTATACCTGAAGAACCTATTTCTCCAGATGTGCCTGATGTACCGGAATCTCCTGAAGTACCACTTGTTCCTGATGATCCTGCAGTACCTGAAGTACCACTTGTTCCTGATCCTCCTCCTGCTCCTGGGAGTGTTCTATATTGAATTTTTTTAGTTGATAGATCGTAAGTAGCTACTGTAAATAAATCTGATCTTTCTGTAAGTGAATCAATAGATAATGGATCTGTTCCATTTATACTAAATGAACCTGTTAATTTTAAATCAGTATTATCATAATCAAATGTAAATTTATTAGAACCACTTAATTCAGTACTACCTGCTGAACCAGAAGCAAATTGGATTTCTGTATCTGAACCACCTGCACTTTCGCCTTCTGGAATAAATATTGTAACTCCTCCATTAGGAAGTGAAGTTACATCAACACCTCCACCTGTAAAAAATAAGGATTGTGCATAATTTACTTGTGAACCAGTATAATATACTTGAACACCTCCTATACCAGGTAAAGTACTTAAATCTATACTTTGAGATAAAGGAGGAGTACTACCAGTAAAGAAAAAGTTAACTACACTACCTGCTAATGAGCTAGAATAAAAAAGTGATGAAAAATTTCCATCTACTTCACTGAATGTTAATTCAGATCCTTTATTTTGTCTTAAAATAATACTCATTCTTCGTTAAAATTTGCAGGGTTTGTATCATTTATTATCTCTGTAGGATCTGGTTGATTATAATTATTGATTTTATTTATATCTGTTGTTGAAATTTCCATGTTAAATATAATCTGTGAACTATCACTATATTTTTTAATAGCAGTTAAATCTTTTTGTATTGTGTCTGGTACTACATACCCATGTAGTTTTAGACTAAAATTTGCTTTTACTAACCTTTCCCCACCGGATGAAATTTCAAGAGGGGTTGCAAAATTATCTACTCTTGCTATAAACTGAAATTGTTCTGGATTTCCCCAATATGCATCTGATGCGTAATTAAACGCTTCAATTAATTTATTTAGTTGCTCAATATAGTACGTAGAGATAATGAAGTCGTACGTTATATTTACATAATCAGGCATGACCACGGCATAGCGTGTTTTTGTTGGGGTAGTATTGTTTAATATGTTAAAATTACTATATGTATTTGCAGGATTATAATTTTTTGTAAAAAGTTGAGCATTATGGGGATTATTAGAATCTAATTTATTAGACAAACTTCTAACTTTTTCTATATTGTTACGTTTAAAAGTAATTAAGGGCATCATTATTTTACCTTTTTGATCCCTATAATAACCATCTTTTTGTACTTGTTTCCACCTTTCAGGATTACCATAAATAACAGGGACTTTTTGTACTACGCCATTTTGTATTACTGTAGGTTTAATTACATTTTCCATGTAATAAAAAATAGATTCATCAATTTCTTTAAATCCTAAAGAAAAGGGTTTCGTAGTATCATTTCTGAAAGAAGATTGTTCACCTCTATTAAACTTAGGCGTTGGGTTTGGATTACCAATTTCAGAAAACCCCATAGCACCCGCAGGTGGAACATAAGGTTCAATCTGGGAATTCATTATCTCTCTTTGAGTTTTTGGTACTGGTATTTTTCCTTTTTCTGCCATTTATATAAATCTTTCTCTTGTAATTCCTACTTTATCTCCAGGCACATAATGAGTGTTACAAATTACCGAAATATTACTTCCAAAATCTTCTAAATTTGGATTCCAATTTCCTGGTTGGTTAGGATAATCTGGGTTTTTACCCATAAAATATTGGTTTGCTATAACATTATCTACTTCATAGTATCCTTCATTATATAATATAATATCCCCAACTTCGGGAACCAACTCTGCTCCATAATTATGATCGGTTGGTGAAAAATTAGCATTGAAATCTTCAGCAGCTGATAATAAATCATCTCTAAGAAATTTAAATTTAGCACCCCAATTAAAATCTGTACCTAAATCTGTTTCAGGATATTCTTGATCACTTCTTTCTATTAAACAATTTAATAAAACAGGACCCATATAATATTTTTCTTCTGCTGCTTCACCATAAAGGTTAACTTTAGTTTCTTCAATTTTATATTTATAAAAGGCACACTGTTGAGTGATTATATCACCCATCAGTTCTCTGTTTACGTGTCTAAATAGACTTATATCTCTTGCACCCCCAAATAATGCCATATCTTATCCTATATAAATTGGAAAGGGAACATTAGATAGCTCTTCTTGAATGAATTTACTTTCTGCTGCTCTTCTTTCTAATAATTTTTCTCTTGATGTTTCTCCTAAATAAGCTCTTAACCTATCAATTAATCTTTCTTTTTCTCCTGTTGCAGCTGTAATTAAATCTGATTGGTTTAATTTTACAGTATCATTAGGAATAGGAACAGTATCATATTTACCTCTTACATACCCTAACATTTCTTTACATAAGGCTAGAGCATATTCAAATATCCAACTTCTACCTACTGAGTTAATTTTATCATAATTAGGGTTAGTATAAGGAACATCATAAATGTTTGCAATAGTACTACTTTCTCCTACTATAAATGAAGCATCTGAACGTTCTGTACCTAGAATATATTCAAAATACATTTCTTTTACAGTCCCATCTGGTATTGGGAATATTCTTAAATGATTATTATGCATTTCAAATGAATAATTAGATCTTCTAATAGTATCACTCATTTCAATTTGCTGAATGACTTGTAAGTCATAATTTAAAGGCATTAATACAAAGTTAATTGCTGGTGAATAATTACCCCAACCAAAACTATCCATCATATTCATTACACCCTCTCCAGTACCAACATAAGGATCAAAAAACTTAACAATTGCTGGTGGGGATTCATAAAATACTCTCATGATTTCTATATCATGTTTTTTGTAATGAGGAATATTTTCTTCTGCCCATTTTTCTAAATCATAATCTTGTATTGATGAGGTTAATTGGACAGATCCTTTATGCCAATCTACATTTCCCCCAGTTCCAGCTTCAACACCATATTGTTCAGCCATCTGAATGATACGACCTAAGTTTGGAACAATTATAGTTTCTTCCATATCTAACTTAGCAGAATTCGCACCTTCTAATGTTAAATAATTATCTCTAACCTTATAAGCATATAATTCATTAGCATACACGGTAACTGCATCTTCTAACGCTGTATAAAAATTATATTTTTGTAGTTCAATATCAACTAAAGGATAGCCTAATCTTTGTGCTGCAAATTTTGAAAATTTGTCTGCATCTACTTGAAACTCAGGATCATTATCATAAAAACCAAAAGGTGTATCTCCTGGGTGGAATGAACTAGATCCGGGCCATATTGGTATATTTGCCATATTTTTTCTTTTATGCGTTATCTGAATTAACTATTACATACTCTACATCTAAACTTGAACTTAATGAATATAAAGCTATGTTTGTTATATCATCCGGAAAAGTGCCATTAAATTCACTTCCAGTTACATCTGGGCTTGAAAACATAAGAGATGATTCTGGTAGGCATTTCATACTCCAATTATCACTATTAGAAGACGTAAAGGAAACTGCTAATGAAGATGATGTATCTAAGTTAGAAATTCTAACATATTTCATACTACTAGAGGGGAATGTACCTGGTCCAGGATCTACACCATTAATATTAATTAAATCTATAGATGTTGTTGGAGGTAGAGTAACAATTCTTCTATCTACATTTGTTATATCTTTTATAGTAAAAAAGGTTTCATTTAAGGTTTTTAAACCTTTAACTATATGTTCTTCCTTAATTTTTATACGAAAAGTTGTTGGTGTAAGTGTGGATGCCATGCTATTTTTATTATAAATATTAGAAATATTGTTTTCAATTTAAAAATTGATAGAAACATTAAGTTTTTATTTTTTAGAACGACCAGAAGTTCCAGAAGATCCTAATTTTAATCCTTGTTCACTTGCATCTTCATAAAGATTAATTAAATCATCTACAATAGGATCTCTATGGTTTTGTAATAATGTAATTGAACACATATTTTTTATTCTTCTAGCTGATTTATATAAAAATCTAAACCCTGATTCTCGTTTTGACTTTAAATCTACTTGATGATCATCACCACATACAATCATTTTACTTCTTAAACCAATTCTTGTAGCAATCATTTCCATTTGATCGTGAGTAACATTCTGAGCTTCATCTACAATTATACATGAATCTAAAAATGTTCTACCTCTCATAAATGCTAAAGGAACTATTTCTATTTTACCATCTTCAATTAATTTTTCAACTTTTACTTTATCAAATAAAGCATACATATTTTGATAGATTGGTTGAATCCAAGGATCCATTTTTTCTCTTAAATCCCCAGGTAAAAAACCAATTTCTTCTTTAGACACTGTAGGTCTAGTGATAATTATTTTTTCATAATGTCTTCTAAGAAGACCATCTAATGCGATTTGTACTGCTAATAAAGTTTTACCTGATCCTGCTCTACCAGCTAATATAGTTAAAGTATGTTTTAATATTTCTTCTTTAGATAATTTTTGTTCTTCATTTAGTGAAATTTTAAATTTAATTGGATTTTTAACTACTCTTTTTTTTCTGAAGACTTCATCTTCATGATGGTTTGAGGTCATACTTTTCATATTTTATTTGTAATAACTTTTTATCAATTATACATATTGAAAAAAAAAGCCCCGCTTGCGCGGGGCTCTTTAAACTAATATTTAGTTTTTAGATTATAGAGTGTTTAAACCACTAACTAAAATCTTACCATAAAATTCTGGACGAACCACTTTCTTAGCGTATCTAGTCAATAGACCTTTACGTGGAGTGAAAGTATCTGGATCGTAAACCATTGGAGTCATGATTAATGGAATATATG